TTTTTAAATCCGTAAAGCAGGTAACAACGTATAAAGCACATTAAAACGCACCTTATACAATGCGTTATAAATACAAATATACAAATACATTTCTACTTACAAAACATTTTATCCATTTCAATACATTATTTTATTGTTTACGCAATTAACAAACTATTATTTTGTCTATGTGTAATTTTACAATATGATATTTAACCAAGTAAACGAATCAAAGTCAGAAATTAATATAGACGACACAATAGGTTTTTGGGGTTTAACACATCAAGACTTTACAAATCAACTTAACGAACTAGAGGGTAAAGACATTCAATTAAACATAGTCTCTTTTGGTGGTGTTGTATCTGATGCTTTTGCAATTTATAATTCTTTAAAATCTCATTCTGGTAGAATTACTGCTAACATTTATGGTGATAGTGCAAGTGCAGCTACTTTTATAGCTATGGCAGCAGACGAGATAAGAATGGCTGAGAATGTAATGTTTTTAGTTCATAATGTTCAAGGTGGTGCAATAGGTGAAGCAGACGATTTAAGAGAAACAGCTGACTTAATGGATAAACTAAACACTAATATAGTGAATGTTTACAAAAAAAGAACAGGTTTACACGCTTCTAAAATCAAGAAGTTTATGAACGCTGAGGATTGGTGGACTGCAAAAGAAACTAAAGCAAACGGTTTTGTAGACAAGATTGTAGAACCACAAGAAATTCTTAATAGAGAAGAATTAATGATGAATTGTGTTGACGAAAGACTTAAAGAAAAATTAGTAAATAAATTAAATAATAATAAAAACCAAACAACAATGGCAGAAGAACAAAAAGAACCTTCTAAAGTTGATGCTTTAATTGAAGGAATGACTAACTTCTTTTCACCTAAAGTTGATGCTCCAGAAGTAACTAATGAAGTTGCACCAGAAGTTGAAGATTCATTTTCAAAAGAAGATGTTGATTCAATTATGAACGCAGCAAAAGAAAACGCTAGTAAGTTGACAGAAGCAAACACAGAAATTGTGAACGCTAAAGATGACGAGATAGCAAAATTAAAAGCTGACTTAGAGAAAGCTAATTTATCAGCTACTAACGTAGAAGGTGAAAATAACTCTCCAGAAGCAGAAGAAAAACCAGTTGTAGTAAATGCTTTTTTAGCAAAGACAGCTGCAAGAATTACAAACAAATTTAAAATCGATTAAGACATGGCAGATGTATTACAAGATAATCAAGGACACACATACGCTGGTGCTGAGGTTATAGATACTTTATTTTATCAACCAGAAGAAGCTAACCCTTCTTTAGCTGAAATGTATCAATTCAAAGACATTAAAGGTGATAAAGCAAACATTTATTTACCACAAAAATTAAGAAAAGTTTTACGTAAATATACTACTTGTGGTTGGGCTGTTGCAGCTGGAACAACTACTTTAAACAGTAAAATTATTTCAGTAGAAAAAATCAAAGCTAACTTAGAAGAATGTGTTGACCAATGGGACGATACAATTTGGGCTGAAACAATGAAAGCTGGAGTTAATAGAGATGACATTTCTGGTACTGTAATTGACGGTATAATCAAAAACCAAGTAGTTAACGGTGTAAAATCTGACATTCATAGAATTGTTTGGTTTGCTGAAAACGGTGACGCTTCTACTGATTGGGATATGTTTGACGGTTGGACTACGTTAATTAATGATAACACAGCTTCTTTAGATACTGGTTGTTTTATTGACATGGACGGTACTGCTTTTGAATCTTCTGATGCTTTAGCTTCTGACGGTGCAATCGGTCTTTTAAGACAAATGTGGACAGCACAAAATGCTGTTTTAAGAGGTATGCCAGTTGGTGACAAAAGATTTTATGTAACTCAAACAGTTGCAGATAACTACCAAACTACTTTAGAATCTCAAAGTAACACAGTAGGTCAAATGCACATCGAAAACGGTATAGCTACACTTTATTTTAGAGGTGTTGAACTAGTTGTTGTTCCAGAATGGGATGTTAACTTAGCTGATTCTGACAATCCACACTACACTGGTAGTGGTATGGGAATTGGTAGTAACTACATTGTTTACACAGCTAAAGATAATTTAGTATTTGCTTCTGATGTTAGAGCTGGTGAAACTGAGTTCAAAACTCGTTACGCTACTGACGATGACGAAACAATGAAAATTACACAAAAATTTAAGTTGGGTGCTCAAATTATCCACTATGAATTAATGGTAGTTGCATACTAAGAATTATTAATAAAAAGGGCGTGGATTCATTTCCACGTCTTTATTAAACTAAATTAAAAATGGCAGAATTATCAAATGATATTCTAGTTACTTGTACTGATGAAAACCGTAGAGGTGGTATAAAAAGAATTTTTGTTTCTAATAGAGAAAACATCACGTCTTTTACTGCTGGAGCTTTACAAGATTATACAGCTGTGACAATGGACGCTACATCTGATGTATTTTTTGAAATACAAATAGATGACGAGGGTGCTTCATACGTTGCAGAAGGTAGTAGAGAAAACGGTTCTTCAATGCAAGAACACACAGTAGAAGCTAGAATACCAAAATTAGACAAAACAAAAGCACTAGCATTACAAGAATTATTTACTTCTTGTAGAGTAACTGCAGTAATTGAAACATATATTTCAACTGGAACTTATAACCAAGCGTTTATAGTAGGTTGGGATGAAATTTTACTTTCTGATGCAGCTTTAAATGCTAATGTTACAACAACTTTAGAAGCAGAATTACAAGGTCAAAACGCATATACACTTACTATGGTAGGTAAATCTGGCGAATTAGCTAGAGAATATGTAGGTGACATTGATTCTAACGCAAGTGGAACGGTTTCTTTTGGTTCATAATGTACCAAATTAAAGAAATAGGAGTAGGTAAAAAAGTGTGTAATGCCGATGGTGTTACACACCTTTACCATACTTTAAGCCAAGCAAAATTAAAAAGATTATTTTCGTTAAATTGTGAATTTATAGAATATGTCAAAAGAGAAGACAAGCGTGAGGAAACCGAGAAACCAACGGAAGTACCAGCCACAAAAGAAAGTACAAAAGATAACGGCACTAGCATTACAGGACGTAAACAGTACCGAAGAAAAGGAACAAACAAGTCTAAAAAAGACTAACTGGTTTCCATTTTTTAAAGATTCAGAGAATATTTATATTAACGATTTAGCTAAACGTGCTAGACGTTCACCTACTCATGGTGCAATATTACAATCTAAAGCAACATACACTAGTGGTCAAGACTTTACTTATATTAAAGACGGTGAAGCAATACCAAACGACAAAGTAGATTCTAATTTTTTAGACTACATTTCAGAGATTAACCAAGACAGACAGTCTTTACATTGGTTATTTACTAAAAATGCTTATGACTTCATCTATAGTGGTAACGCTTATATCGAAGTAAAACAAGGTAAAGAATTTACTGCTGCATTTTACATGGACGCTTCAAAAGTCAGAGTAGGTAAAAACGATGCTTATGTTAGTGCTTATTGGACAACTATCAAGAATGACCCAAGCAGAATTAACAAAGACTATCCAGTAGAAACTATTGAACTTTGGAACGGTAAAATTGATACTAAGCAAAAACACTTTGTTATTCACATTAAGAATGACACCCCAGAGTTTGATTACTACGGTTTACCAGAACACTTACAAGTTCTTAAATGGGCTGACGTTGAATATAAAATTGCTGAGTTTAATCTAAACAAACTTAAAAACGGTTTCTTTCCAAGTGTTGCCATAACGGTAGTTGGTACACCACCAGAAGGAATGACAGAACAAACTTATGTAGAAACAATACAAGATAAGTTTACAGACGAGGGCAACAACTCTAAAATGGTTGTGCAAATGGTTGACGATAAAGACCAAGCGTTTCAAGTAACAGAATTTACAGGTGCTAGTGAGGGTGAAATGTTACAACTAGTAGAAGCAGCACAAGATAAAATCATAGCTGGACATAGATGGTTCCCTAGTTTAGCTGGTATTGCTACTGCTGGTAGTTTAGGAAGTAACCAACAAATAAGAAATGAATATAACATTGCTTTAAAAGGTGTTGTAATACCACAGTTTCAAAAACCGTTATTAAAGACGTTTAACGACTTTTTAAAGATAGCTGGATATGATGAACAGGTAGACGTTTTAAATGTTGCTCCAGTAGGTTTAGAAGACAAATTAGACCCTAAACGAGTAATGACAGAAGACGAACAACGTGCTGCATTTGGTTTAGAGCCTTTAACAGACGAACAAAAAGCAGAAAAAGAACCTAAAGAAGACGAAGATGGCAAGAACGACTGAATTAATAACAACGGCAGAAGTTAAAAGTCTTGCAATAGTTAACGCTAATCTAGACACAGCTTATTTAGACCAATATATTTTAACAGCTCAAAGACATTATATTAGAGAATTTATCAGTAAAGAGTTTTACGAAGAACTACAAACACAAGTAGCTGCTGAAACTTTAACGACAAATAACACTAATGTATTAGTTTATATTAAACGTGCTTTGGCTCATTATGTAGTTTATGAAAGTTTACCACAATTAAAGAATCAAATTGCTAAAGGTGGTGTTTATAATAACATAAGTGCTACTGGTGAAACTGCAACAGATAAAGGTTTTAGTGATACTAGACAAGACTATTTAGCGAAAGCAGAACGTGAACGTGAAGAAATAGATTACTATATTAAGCAAATAAGAGAAGATGACGCTACTGCATATCCACTTTACAGTAAGTCAGCAAAACAAAATAGTGGAATAATATTTTATTAAGATGCCACATAGATTAGTAAGTTTAATGTCGATAGACTATCAATTAGTCGCTCTAAATGTAACAAGTGTAACTACTTTAATTGCTTCGTATGTAAGCGAAAACCTAACAGGTGTTGGTGGTTTTATATTAATAATGTCAATAGCTGCATTAAATTTTGCAAAAGCATATTCTACCATTAAGCATGGTAATAAAAAGAAAAAGTAAATGGACATTAATAAAGTAAGTGATACGACTAAAAATGTATTTTATCTTGTTTTATTAGTCGGACAAGCTGTTTTAGCTTATGCACAAATCTATTCAAATCAAAGCGATATAACGCAACTAAAAATAGATATTGACAAAGACTTTGAGCTTTATTCTAAACGGTCTGACAAACGATATAAACGTGCTTTAAACATGGGGAAAGACCATGAAGAAAGACTTAGAAAAGTTGAAAGAGATTTAACATTTATACAAGGTAAAGAAAATTACTAATGAGAGTAGAAATTGAACGACTTAATTTTAGAGATAAGCAAACAGAAGGCTTAATGACTATCTATGATGACTGTCCAGACTGTACTTCTGAAAAGAAAATATTTCAATGTTATACTTTAGAATTAGAAGAAGACTGCAACGCTAAACGTGACGACTGTATTCCTAGAAATACTTACAATGTCGAAAAGCGTTATAGTACAAAATATAAAAATCACTTTCACGTTTTAGATGTTCCAAACCGTAGTTATATTCTTATCCATTCTGGTAACTATAACAAGCATACTTTGGGCTGTATTTTAGTCGGCAAGACGTTAACAGACATTAATGGTGATGGTTATAGAGATACGACAAGCAGTAAAACTACAATGAAGAAATTAAACGAAATATTACCAAACACTTTTAAACTGACAATAAAATGAAAGCATTTGTAGACAAGTATTTAAACAAATTTATATCAAAGAAGTTAACAGTTTTTACAATAGCGTGTGTATTTGTTTACACTCAAAAGATATTAAGTGCTGAATGGGTCAATATAGCTATGGTTTATATCGGTAGTCAAGCGTGTGTAGACATGATTTTACAATTAAGAAAAAAATAGTACATTTGTTCTATGAATGAATGGAACAAGATTAAATTAACAGCTTTAATTGCTGCTATATTACCACCGTTATTAATAATTATAATATCATTCTATGGCTAGGTGTAGAACGTGTAAAGAAAAGTTTGAACCTAAATTCTTTAACCAGAAGTATTGCATGGATAAAAACGCTTGTATTAAGTCGTTTAATGAATGGGTAAAAGAAAAACAACGCAAAGACTGGAACAAAGAAAAAAAGCAACGTAAAGAAGCTCTAAAGACTAATAGCGACTATGTAAGAGAATTGCAAGTTGTGTTTAATAAATTTATTCGATTAAGAGATAAAGACAAAGGTTGTATTTCTTGTGCAACTTCGTTAGATAAGAAGTTTGATGCTGGTCATTATTATAGTACTGGCTCTTATCCAGAATTAAGATTTAATGAAGACAACGTACATGGTCAGTGTGTTCACTGTAATCAACATAAAAGAGGTAATTTAATTGAATATGGTTTTGCTTTAAAAGACAGAATAGGTAAAGATAGAATGAATAATTTAGATTTTTTAAAAGACACGCCTAGAAAATACACAATAGACGAATTAAAAGGTTTAAAAGAATTGTATAAACTAAAGATAAAACAACTTGAAATTAAATAACTATGAATTTATTACAAATATTTTTCTTTGCATTTTTTTTACTTTTAATATTATTAGTTTCAATTTTTATTATTTATGATTCTATTAAATATCCATGTGAAATGTTTGGAAAACCATTACCACCAATAAAAAAAGAATATACTAATGAAGATTATGATGCTTTTGCTATGGTTGCTGAGTTATTAGAAAAAGAAAAAAATGAAGCTAAAGATTGAACACATATTAATTATTGGACTATTTATCTACATTGTTTTAATGCAGACTTGTAATAGTACACCAACAATACAACCAACTAAAACTATAACTAGAGTTGATAGCGTAACAGTTACCGACACTTTTATTAATTATGTTCATGTACCTAGCAAAACAATCTATTCTACTGATACAATCTATTTAAAAGGTCAAAACAATACTTATGTGTATAATGGTAAAGACAGTTTGTTAGATTACTCAATAGCTGTTACTTCACCATGCTACCCAGACAGCGTGAAATTAGATTATGACGTTAAACAGTTTACAATTAGAGATTCGATATATTTAAAAGATAGCGTTCATACAATACAACCAATTAAATCTTATGTAAGTTTTGGTGCTACTTTACTTGGTGGTGAAAAGTCGTTTGGTGTAGTTCCACAGTTATTTTACAATCATAAATCTGGTAATAATTTCGGTGTTGGTATTGATTTATTGACA